GCTGATAAGAAAAAAGAAGTTAAGTTTAGTACAGCAAATGTATCTACTACAGAAACGATTGACGCTGGAGAAGTATCTAAAATGGCTGATAAGAAAAAAGAAGTTAAGTTTAGTACAGCAAATGTATCTACTACAGAAGATAAAAAAGAACCAAAGAAAGATGTTATTGGTAGTGATAAACCAGAACCATCAGTAAATTTAGAAAATACTATTAGAAATATTTGGAATAAAGCAGCTAATGAAACAGCAACAAGAGGAGATTCTGTACTGTTACCTACAAGAAATGAAAGCAAAATTCCACCTATTGCAAAAGATAATAAACCAGGTGTAAAGATTGCAAAGATAAGAGCAACAAGGGATTCTAAAGATAGTAAAGATGGACCAAGTGCTAAAGACCCAGCAGCACAAGAGAAACAAATTTTAACGTTGCAAGGTCAAGTAAATATATTAAAAGCAAAATTAGAAAATGAAAAAAATAAAGTAATTAAACCTGTTGCAGATAAAGAAACAGGAGAAGTTCCTTTAACAGTTGGACTAGCACAAAAACTTTTAAGAGATAAAGCAGAAAAAAAAGAAGACAAAGAAGACAAAGACGAAGTTAAAAAAGAAGCAGTAAGTCCTTACAAACTAAAATATGAAACTTTAAGAGCAAGACTTAAAGAAAAAGCAGAAAAAGCAAAACTTGCTAAAAAGAAAGATGAACCTACCAAAGGTAGAACTATGACTGGTAACCCTGCTTCAAAAATTGAAACTGATCCAGAGATAAGTTATACTAATTAAAGGAGGCAATTCAGATTATGCCTCTTCCTAAACTCTATTGTGATATGGACGGCGTATTGGCAGACTTTAAAAAAGGTGCCGAGAAAGCAACAGGAGTCCCTATCAACCAATGGATGAACCTCACAAAAAAAGAAAAATGGAACCCAATCAGAAATGATAGAACTTTTTGGGAAAGATTACCTTGGACTTCTGACGGTAGACAACTATGGAGCTATATTAAAAAACATAAGCCAGATATATTATCAGCGTATGTTAAGCGTGATATAGACCCGAACTGTATACCAGGCAAAACTAGATGGTGCAGAAGTCAATTAGGTTTAAGTGGTGCAAGAGTTAATTTAGTTTTAAGAAGTCAGAAACAAAATTATGCTCAAACAGGATACAGAAGTCCTGCAGTATTAGTTGACGATTATAAACCTAATACGGATGCATTTACAAGTCGTGGTGGTATAGGAATATATCATACTTCAGCGTCTAATTCAATAAGACAGCTAAAACAATTAGGTTTCTAACACACCTTTTTCTTATAAATATACACATATATTAAGAATTGAGTACTTTAACATAAAATATTAAAGGAGAGAATAATATGTCAAGTCACACTAATAAAGACGAAGCGGCTGGAGCACCCTTATGGGCAGTAGCGGCAATTAGATTGCCGTTTACTAGTGTTCACCGTACGAACCTTTTTAATGACGCAACTGCTGACAATTTCATCACAGGTGTTACTATCGGATTGTTTAATTACAAAGATAGTGAAGTATCAGATGGAAAAGTAGCTCACGCAGGTTGGAATTTAAAAACAACTGGTTCAGGTGGCAGAGCAGGTCGTGTATCACAAGAAACTCTTGTTGCATTGACTAATTCAGCTGACGCTTAATAATCAATAACGTAGGGGCAATCCTCTAGGGTTGCCCTTATAAATAATATTATGATGTAGGAATTACCTACAGTAGCATTCCCGAAAGGGTTAATAGGAGAAACAAATGGCAGATAAAAAAGTCACCCAGCTTACCGATTTAGGTAACGCAATAGCAAGTGTAGACCTGTTTCACGTAATAGATGATCCATCAGGCACACCGATAAACAAAAAAGTATCAGCGGCAAATGTATTTAATAACGTACCAACGTTTTTAGGTCTTGCTCAAGCATCCCAAACATTAACAGCAAATGGAGTTGATCCATTAGTATGTGATGTAGAAAGTGCGGTAACAGAAATTAACGCAACTACTGGAACAGGTGCAGTATCATTAGCAGATGGCACAAGCGGTCAAGTTAAAACTGTTATTAATACATCAACAGCAGGTACTAATGTAATAACTATAACACCAACAAATTTAAGAGGCGGAACAAATGTCGCTTTAAATGCGTCAGGTGAAACAGTTACTTTGTTATTTAAAAATTCAAATTGGAATGTAATTGCAGGTCACGGATATTCAGTTGCATAATATATAATATAAGGAGTTAATTATGACTATAGGAATAGAGCAACTTAAATCAGAAGCACAAGGATTACAAGTAGATTTTGATAAGTTAGCAAAAAATATAAAGCAAGTTGAATTGGATTTAGGTCAGATGAAAGCAAATTTAAATGCTATCAATGGCGCTATACAACAAGTCAATAAGTTAATAACTATGGCTGGTGGTGGAACCACAGTCAAGAAAGATGATGTTAGTTTAGGTTAATCTAACAGGAAAAAGAAGATGATAAAAAAGTTTAAGATTTTTAATGAAGATAAAGACTTGGACGATTTTGAGGAAGAAGTAATCGCTGATTGTCCTGAAGAGGACACAGCAAAAGAAAAGGGAAAAGAAAAAAATGAAAACGTTTAAACAACACTTAACAGAAGACGGCAAGATGGTTGGCACAGCTACATCTAATGCTGTTGAAGATGGTAATTTAGGCGTACATAACGTTTCCGATCCAGAAGTATTAAATAGAGTTAATGCTTTTGTAGGTTCTATAGGAGATATGGAATACCTTAAACCACAACAAGCGGTAGATAGTTTGAGAGAAAAACTAAACCGAATTGGTTTAACAGTATCACCAGTTAATATGGAAGGAACATCTGGAAAAGTTAGTGCGAAAGTTAGTCAATTTGGTGGAAGGTTTGGAAAAGATACGGACGGTTCTGATATTAATGATGATGGTATATCAAACAAAAAATCTGGCGGTCTAAATTTAGAAGTTAATTATGAAACTTTGAAAAACGGAACATCAAAGGTCTACGCTAAATTGGTGTAGGTCAGATGTTTGAGGAAATAACCAGAGATAATTGGTTGCTATTTGCTCAGAAAAATTATAGCAATCCTACATTGGAAGATAATGTAGAGTTTTTGGAAGATATAAAACGATTTAAATATCTTAAAAGGTTATTTCGTAAGTATAAAACTACAGGTGATGTTAAAATAAGATTAATTATTAATCACATTGTAGTATTACAAAATGTTTTTGGTGCAGACGTAGCAATAACTTTGTTATTGTTTAAGATAGATAGAGAATATTGGTCAGTAATGAAAACGGTATTGAACTATCTTAAATTACTTTATGAACACGAAATGCCTGATGTAGACGAAGATGAAAAGATAAAACAAATGTTAAAGGAACTGTAATGGCAAGTAGAGCAATAGATATGTTAATAACTTACCGAGTAGTTAAACTATTGATAACACCTTGGGAGAAGCAAGAAGCATTTAAACAAGGTATCATTGATAAGAAAGGTAAAGTATTAAGACCTAATAAGACATTGCAAGCAAGTAAAGATAAAAAAGCATATACTTATTTACATAGGTTTGTTTTTAATATGAAAAGATTATTTGCAAAAGTAGGATTAGGTAGTAGGTTTGGTTCTTTTTTTGGTGCTATGGCAATGATATTGAGAGAAGATAAACAGTTAATGGTACACAAAGACGCAATAGAAGCAGGTGTAGTTTCATATTTAAAAGAAACTAACCAGTATGAAACTATGTTAAATGAAGTAAGAGATATACCAGACATAGAAGATGAACCAGTAATGACTTGTCTAGGTGTAGGTATATATGAACAAAATAATAAACTAGTATCGGAGTATGAGTATGCCAAAACATTATAAAGATATGATGGACGAACTCATCAACAAGATTGATGATAAAGAAAAAAAAGAAGACGCACCAGCAAATGCAGTAGCACACGGTGGTGTAGATATGAATCCAACTGGTAAGAAAAGAGTTATGGGTACTTTAAAAAGAAAAGTACAAGAGAGTGAAGACAATAACAATGTTGTATTGAAAGGTGTTTATAAAGTGTTAAATAAACTTGAAAATAAGATTGATGAAATAAGTGGAGTTGTGAAAGAAGAAATTAAAATTGAAACACCTAAAAGAAAAAAAACTATTAAAGAAAAAGCAAGAGTATGAAAAGTTTTAAAGAATTTATAGGTACAACAGGTGTTAGAATAGGAAACTATTCAAATACACAACCTATAGCAAGTTTAGGTGATACACCACCTAAAAAAAGAGCAGGTGGAAAAAATGTTAGAGGTGTTGGACTACACGCTGCTTATACAACAGCAGTAAATCAAAGACCTTTTTTGTCTGCTGATCCAAAAGTAGAACCAAGAAATAAAAAGAAAGAAAATACTATGGGTGGTATGGTTCACGTAAGAGGTGCTCAACCAACATCTAGTATGAGAACAAGGAAGAAATAAATGGAACTAATAATAAGTTTAGCAATGAAGTTTTGGATGTGGACAATAGTAATTTTAGTTATTATAGCAGGATTAATTATCAATTTATTTGATAAGAAGAAACCTAAATGTCATAACTTTACATATAATAAAATGCCAGTTATGAGAGCGTTGCCAATAAGAACAAAAGGCAAAGGTTTTTTTAAAGGAATTCTTTTGTGGATACTCACTACAAGAAATTGGGAAATTGCAGAAGATTTTGAATACGAATTAAACGATATAAAATATACGATACCAGCTGGATTTAAATTTGACGGTGCAAGTATACCAAAATTCTTGCATACATTTTTATCACCAGTAGGAGTACTTTTAATGGGTGGTTTGGTACACGATTATGCTTATAAATATCAAACACTATTAAAAATAAATAAGGCAGATACCCTTGGTGTTATATCTCAAAAAAGAGCAGATGAAATCTTTAGAGATATTAATATCGGAGTAAATGGATTCTATCTTATGAACTATCTAGCATATTATTCTTTAAGACTAGGTGGTTTTTTGGCTTGGAATAAGCACCGAAAAGTTGGTGCCAAGATAAAATAAAAAAGGAGAACCAATATGGGTTTTATAACAGGAAGACTAAAAGAACTAACATCACTACACGGTGGAGTATTAATAGGATTAGGCGTTGTAGTTTTGTTTTTCAGTCCAGTTGCTAAAATTGCTGCTTGGGCGGCAATTGCTTACGGAGCTTGGGCAGTTCTAAAGAAAGACTAGAAAGTTATGTTTGGTTATTTAAAAATGGCGATGGTAGTTGTGATGATTACAGGACTTGCAGGTGCAGGTATGTATGTAATGAAGTTACGATCCGATAATGCCATTTTAAAAGCGAATCAAATCAAATTGGAAGAAGCAGTGAGTTCTCAAAAGGAACTCATTGCTAAGCAACAAGAAGACTTTAAAGAAATTTTAAAAGCAAACAACAAGATGAACGAACTTGTTTCAGCTCTTAAAAAAGATTTAGATGATTTAGATAAAAGATTTAATAAAAAAGGTCGTGACTTTGGTAAACTCGCCATAGAAAAAACAGAAACTATACAAAGAATTATTAACGGTGCTAGTGATAAAGCAATCCGTTGTGTAGAGATAGCAGGTGGTTCACCACTTACCGAAAAAGAAATTAACGCAACTAAAAAATCAGAAATTAATAGGGAATGTCCAAGCATTGCCAACCCAAATTATGTACCGTATAATAATTAGTATCATTGCTGTTCTAATACTTACTGGTTGTTCAATTGGTGAGAAACAACTTAAAATATTTAAGTTAGAAGAACCTAGACAGAAATTAGATTTAGTTAAACCTACTATGCCTGAACTTGAAAAGTTGAGGTGGATTATAATTACTTCTGACAATGCAGAAGAAGTATTCCAAAAGATGGAAGAACAAGGACTTGATCCAGTACTATTTGGATTGAGTGATAAGGACTTTCAATTAATTGCAAAAAACTTTGCTCAAATAAGAGCACACTTGAAACACACTAATGATTTACTTGACCAATATAAAGAATATTATGAACCAGATGATAAGAAAAAAGAAAAGGAGAAGGAATAATGGTAATGCAATTTTTACAGCAAAAGTATGATCCAAAAACAGGAAAATATAAACAAACAACGATAAAAACTAGAGCAACAATAGAAAAGCTAGGTAGTGGTTTATTAACAAGGACTAAAGATATTAGTAAAAGTACTGTTGATTTAGTTAAGAGAACAATTAATAGAGGAAAATAGATAATGAAAATATTATGTATATTATATGACGACCCTAAAGATGGAATGCCAAAATCATATCCAGTCAAAGACTTACCAAAATTAGAAAAGTATCCAGATGGAATGACACTACCTACACCAAAGGGTATTGATTTTAGACCAGGTGATTTATTAGGATGTGTGTCAGGTGAATTAGGATTAAGAAAGTTTTTAGAAGACGCAGGACATACGTTAGTAGTTACTTCTGATAAAGACGCAGATGGTTGCGTTGCAGATAAAGAACTAGTTGACGCAGATGTAGTCATATCACAACCATTCTGGCCGTACTATTTAAATAGAAAAAGAATAGAGAGTGCTCCAAATTTAAAGATGGCAATTACAGCAGGTATTGGTTCAGACCACGTAGATTTACAAGCGGCTATGGATCATAAAGTTGATGTAGTTGAAGTAACTTATTGTAATAGTAGAAGTGTTGCAGAACATATTGTTATGATGATACTAGCACTAGTTAGAGATTATCATAATCAACATAGAATAGTTAACGAAGGTGGTTGGCATATAGCTGACGCAGTTAAACGTTCTTATGACGTAGAAGGTATGCATATAGGTACAATTGCTGCTGGACGTATAGGTTATGATATGTTAAGAAAGATGAAACCATTTGATGTACACCTACATTACTTTGATAAGCATAGATTGCCAGAAGATAAAGAGAAAGAATTAAATTTAATATATCACAATTCAGTTGAGGAGTTAGTTGCAGTATGTGATGTGATTAATATAAGTTGTCCTTTACATCCTGAAACTGAACATATGTTTAATGATGATTTAATTAGTAAGTGCAAAAAAGGTGCGTACATAATTAATACAGCAAGAGGAAAAATTTGTGATAAGGATGCTGTTGCTAGAGGATTAGAGTCAGGACAATTAAGCGGTTATGCAGGTGATGTATGGTTTCCACAACCAGCACCTAATGACCACGTATGGAGAACAATGCCTAACCACGGTATGACACCACACACTTCAGGTACTTCACTATCAGCACAAACAAGATATGCTGCTGGTGTAAGAGAAATACTAGAGTGTTTATTTGATGGAACAGAAATAAGAAATCAATATTTAATTGTTAAAGATGGAGACCTTGCAGGTATGGGTGCTCATTCTTATACAAAAGGAACAGCAACAGGCGGTTCAGAAGAGGCAACAAAGTTTAAAAAGTAATGGAAAAATGTAAAAATTGTGGCAGGGAAGCTCATTGTCCTGAAAAGTTAATGGAGTATACTACTACTAGTCCAGATGGATTACGAAATCAAAAGACGGTAACTATTATTTGTAGTAAATGTGATTGTTCAGTTTGTGAGAAACCAAGACCCAATGTGAAAACAGGAGATGAAATAGTACAGTAATGGATAGTGAAGCAGTATTAATGTTGAGTAGACTTTGGCCAATGCTAGTAGCATTTGTGTTATTGATAGTTACTTTGGCACAATCACACTATAGAATTAAAGTGTTGGAAGAGAAAGTTAAAGTAGCGTTTGAACTTATTAATAAGTTAACAGACAAAAAATGAAGACAATATATACCTTAGCGGGTGTTGTTGCAGTATTAGGAATAGTTATAGGGTTAAGTTGTTATTTGATATTAACATTTATTTAATAGAAAAACAATTAACCTTTTCTTTTTTACCTTTTACAGTAGAGATACCTAGTTTATAGAATTTAAATCCATCTGGTCTTGCCAATGGAACAAAGTCAATACCTTCAGCAGTATGTTGAGATATTACTATTGTAGTATCAAAATCTTTACTCTTACCTTCCAATCTACTTGCCAAATTAACAGCGTCACCAATAACAGAATAATCAAAACGTTGTTCAGACCCCATATTACCTACAAGACACTCACCAGTATTGATACCTATACCAATCTTTAAAGGTGGGTCAAACTCTCCACTCTTATTCATTTCTTCAACTGTTTTTTTCATTTGGGATGCAGATAGTACTGCTAGTCTTTGATGATTTGGATTGTCTAGGGGTGCGTTCCAAAATGCCATTATACAATCACCCATATACTTATCAATAGTACCACCATTTTTTAATATTATATCAGTCATTGCAGTCAAGAACTTATTAACATATTTGGTAAGTTTTTCTGGATTACCTTTCATAGATTCCGATATAGGAGTAAAGCCACGTATGTCTGAAAACAAAAACGTCATTTCTTTTCTTTCACCACCAAGTTTTAATAGTGATGGATTCTTTTGTAGTTTTTTAACCATATCTGGAGATAGATAGTGTTCAAATTGTTTCTTAATTTGTAGTCTTAATTTATTTTCTTTTGAATAGTTATTGTATGTTAACTGACCCCATACTACAGACCCTATTACAAGTGGACTGAACCAATCAGTTATGATTAAGTGTTGTGTCCATAGATAAGAACTTGCAAGTGTTAAATCAAATAAGTATCCACCAAACCATATCGCAGACCACATTACACCACATCTAGGTATAACTATGAGAAAGAATAGAGCACCTAATAGTATAAAAGCAAATTCACTATATGGTAACCAATAAGGTCTACTAATAAAATTACCTGACAATAAAGTTTCTGTACTGATTGCCATAATTTCGTGTGTGTTTTTTAATCCATTAGGAGTAGTAACAAATGTTGAACCTTGGAATGTTGTACCTATGAAAACTATTTTACCTTTTACAGATGACCAATCTTTATCGGTGTAATCTATTCTAGGAATATTATGTCTGAAATCAATCCAAATAGTATCTTCTGCTAAAGTTTTTGCATTAATAACTTTTAAGATAACTTCAGGTATGGATTTATCAAGAGGTAGTTTTCTTATAGTGCCATCTATATCAACTGGTGCAGATACATTACCTATTGCTATTGCTTTACGTGAGATACTAATAAGATTTTTTACAGTATCGGTTTCAGTAAGTATGATTGGATATTTTGAAATCATTTTCAAAAACATTTCATCACCACCTAATCTATCTTTATGTGGGAAGACTACTTGCAGAACTACAAGAGCGGCACCATTTTTATATGCATTGA